GATGCCTCGGGTGCGCATGTCCCGATTCATGTCTTCACCCATGCTGGTGAGCTTCTTGCTCACATCCAAAATCACCGATGCGTTGCGGACAGGCTGGGTGTCACCCACTTCACCAACACCTTTGGAGACAGCGGTTTTGGATAGTCCAAATTGCGTGGTCAGGTACTCGTTGGCAGCACGCTCGGAGTAGATGCTGTGGCCTTTAGGCGTCTTGGCACCAAACAACACCTGGGTGGCTTCCTGTTTCCAGCTCTCAAAGCTGCGGCCTGAGCTGTTCACCTGATCCAACGCTCTCGTGAGGCCGGAGTCGACGGTGTTGGCGGATTGGCTGCGGAAACTGAGGGGGCCGATGCCTCCGCTATTGCCGGCAGCGGCAGCTGCTGCACCCTGCTGCCTGACACCACGAGTGATTGCACCACCCAGAGTGGTGGCGGCCATCTCACCGGCTTGGCGATTGCGCTCTCGGCGAGGACCGATGACTGGTGCGCGGTCTAGCGCGGCATTAAAAGCATTCTTCGCGGGGGTTTCCCACTTGGCTCGCCAGGAGGGTGGGACGATCTTGCGACCCTGGCTGTAGCCAACAACCGCAGCAAGGCCGAGAGACGTGGCTCCAGCGATTAGCGCGGTGTTCTTCTCCAATTTGCGGCGGAGAGCTTTCTTCTCTTCCAGGTTGTCGCCGGGGGCAAGCTTGACGGCACCCCTGATCAGGCTTCGACGACCTCGCTCGAAGCGGGCGGGGTTCAAACTCAGCGCTCCTTTGGCAACGTCTACACCTCCACGTTGGATGGAAGCCACACCAGCACTGATGTCCTGGGCGTGAACCTTCAGCTCTGCGTTCTGGCCCTCACCTTTGAGGCGGCAATCCCAACTTGGGGGAATACAACGGCCTCCGCACTGCACGTTGGGTGGGGTGCAGGTGACTTTCTTCTTGGTTTTGCTCGTTTGGCTGCCCCGCAGGTCATTCCGTACCTGCTCGTAGGTGGCGTGGCGTACTAAATCGCGCTTCTGCTCATCCATCAGTACGCACCCCACCCGATCTGAAGAGTTTCAAGCTCACCATCCGGAACGGGGGAGAGGCTCAACCCATTCTGCCTGGGATAAATCTGCTTAACCCCAGCCCGCGCTGCTTTGAGGGAGGCGAAGGCGGCGACGTAGGGCCCGTCCACCGAAGCCCCGTCGACGTCCCATCGAGCTCGGTAGACCTTGTAGGCGCGTGACCGGTGGGGGCCAAGCACCATGACTGGAGCTGCTGTTGATCCATCCACGCGCTGACCATCTGCTGCAACAGGATGTCCTGCCTTGATGTCTCCGCTGGTGTGGGTGACTCGAATTCGGATGTTTTGCGCGTCATAGACCTCGAAGCTGTCGGTCTTTCGGCTGTTGTCGGGTTGCTTCGTCTGAGTGGCAGCATCCCCCCCAGCAGTTGTAGCGCTTTGGGGCGATTCAGTGTCACTTGGAACCTCCCCTTCAGCTTCTGGAGGATTTATATAAGCCTGTTTTTGCGCTTCGTAACCCATCATTTGGGCCTCGAACTGCTGATCGGCACTAACAGCAAGCTGCTGAGATACAGCCTCGTTGAGTGAGGTTTCGATCTGATATTCCGTCTCGCCGAAACGAGATTCCCGTATTTCGATGGGGTTGAGAACACCCAGCTGGATGTATTGGGCGTCGACTTGAGCCATTGCCAGGCGGAGGTCGGCCTTCTCCTTGTCGGTCTCGACGAAGACGCTGGGGAAGAAGACGCTCCAGTTCTCAGGGGGGATGCCGGCAGTGGGGCCTTCCTTGCTCTTCAGGATCAGGTCAAAGACCTGAGTCACTGGCTTGAGCATGTAGTTCTGCTGCCAGTCCTCAATGATGTGAGCCCACTGTCTCTCTTCAAACCGGCCTTCCTTCCCCATGCCGCCTGGGCTTTCACCGGTCAGGATCGACATCGGCCAGCCCAGTGCCATTGCGATCTCTTGCAGGAAGGGATCGAGGGCATCCTTGATGCCGGACAGGCTGCGGTTCAGATAATCAACCTCTTCCTCAGTATCGATAGCCAGGCCGCCGTAGACCGACCGAGAAAGTGAGTTCGCCTCCAGTCGTTTCTTGAGATCGGACTCGTTGCCAGCTGCAATGCGTTGGAACAGACCGGGGATTTTGTGGACAAAGATGTCTGCGTCTTGGGCAATCTCAACCAGGCCGTCTTGAGCGGTCCAGTACTTCTTCAGGGCATACCAAACGCTGCCGATAACGCTTTGTCCCCAGCCCTGATTACGGCTACGGAGATGCCAAGGCAGCCAAAGACCGTCAAAGCGAGCAACACGACTGTGATGCACTCGGAGATTGGTGTAGCTGTTCTCCTGGACTTCGGTGAGTCGCTGACTGGTGGTGATTCGGTAGAACTCTGGCTTGGAGTAGTCGGTGATGGTGACATCTTCTGGAATCAGCTCATAACGAGAGAGGGGTATGTAATCGACGACGGCGCGTAGTTTGGTTTCGTCGACGGGCTCGTCCGGCTGAAGGCCATCGTCACAAAGAAGGAGAAGACCAGCGCCGCCATACAAACGCTGATACTTAACGACCTCGGAGAGAGCATGGTGGAAATAGGTCTGTTTGAGGTACTCGTCGAACGGAGGGAGGATGTCGTTCTCGTTGACCTCCAGTTCTGCGCCGAGCTTGAGGGTTGTTAACTCGCGTGTACATTCGTTCGCAATCGAGTCCACGATGCGACGAGTGAGACCGTATGTGTAAAGAGTTTCTAACTCGGTCTGGCTAACCAGCTGCTGGTAACCAATCCGAGTGGTTTCGATCTTGGATCGAGCGGTGCCAAGGCCAGTGAGCGCGTTGATCAGCGCTCCGTCCATGCGTTCCGCACCATCATTCCGGTAGGAAGCAGAACTTTCGGACATGGCTATCGACCTCGGTTATTAACATTTTATCGCTTGAGGCTATCTTTGTTTGCCGAGAGACGATCTTTTGAAAGATCGACTTTTCATGCGCAAAGATGAGTGTTTACTGCCGAAAGATGAGTGCCCAGTGTCGAAAGATGAGCACTCAGTGTCGATAGATAAATTATTCGTGTCGAAAGATAGTCAGCGGACTTCACGAGGCCACTTGCCGACAGGGCAATGAGCATGAGGCATGCGGGTTTTGCCCACCGTGAAGCAACCACATTTCTGGCAGCGCTTCAAACGTGGCTCGAAGTGATCGCAGGTGCGGCAGATGGCCATGCGCTTGGCTGCCATCGTCTCAATGCCTTTCAGGAAGTTCTTCATTGCTTCTCGGTTCATTAGATGTTTGCGAAAAAGGCGCTGAGTTTGGGCTCGTCAGGGATCAACGAGCACGCAAAGGCCAGCGCCATCACGGTGTCATCGTTGAAGCCTGGGGCGGCCTCTCGTTTTCCGGTTTCATCCTGGCGAAAAGCTTTGAGCTCCTGCGCAATCACGCCCTCGGGGAAGCGCAACTTCCCGTTTTCCATCAGATACAGGATCCGGTCAGTCGCCGTGATCTTCGAGGGACGACTGGTATTAAAAGTATCGATGCTGTAGCTGGGCAGGTTGAGGGTTAGGGCCTCGGCGATTGGAGTGCCCAGCCCGTTCTTCTCAATGACGGTGCGCTTTGGCTGGAAGTTCTCGATGAGCTCTGCAACATGACGCAGGCTGTACTCCGTGGAACGCCCGTTCTCTCGGTACATAGCCACGACCTCATTCGGTTCCTCCGTGATGTCCAGGACCATGGCTGTGAAGTAGTCCGTTCCACCACCGTTCGGGTCAATGCCAAGTACATAGTCGCGACCTACTGAGCCGCATTCACGCCATTGACCAGTACTGCAATCATCCACCAACTTGTAGGGGAAGATCGTCGCGTCAGTTGCGCCGAATTTGCATTCGTACTCGGTGTCCCAGGCCGCCAGAGACATGCGCCGGCTCTTCCTGGTCTTCTCTGCCCAGTCAGGATCTTTGCCGTAAACCGGGTGCTGTGAATAGTGGATGTGGACCTTGTTCCAGTCGCCCTCCTCGCCATACCAGAGCCGGCCGTAGAAATCGTGCTCGGTGGCCGGGGTTGAAACGACGATTACCTTCGCCTTTTCTCCCACCATGGAGAGCGTCGGGAGCGCCGCCGTGTATATCTCATCCGCTCCATCCAAAAATGCCGCTTCGTCAAGAAATAACGCACTACACGAAGG